ATTACCAGGATCTACAGTCCATACTTGTCTGCATGTTTCACCATACTCAGCATTGACAGCAGGAACCTGTGCCATGTTAGGGCTGTGATGCGTCATACGCCCTGTGACAGCACCGTTAGTGATGACCTTACCGTGTACCCTACCATCATCAGCAACGTGCTCTAGCCATGATGAGGACTGTGCTATACGCTTCTGGATAAGTAGATACTCAGCCATTGCCTTAGCCTCTGGATAAGGTAGCTTAGACAGGATCACTTCATCAACCATTGGCTTACCTGTTTCAGTGAACTTCTCAGGCTTCCATCCTAATGATGTCAGTCTACGTCCTATCTGATCTCTAGAGCCTGGGTTAAACACTTCAACATGATCCTTTAGTTTCTTACCTGTCTTTTCACTAACACGTTCAGTGATGATCGGTGGGAATATAGTTTGTAGGTTCTCCTCAATGTCAGATAACTTTGTCTTAAGATCAGAGACAAATGAAGTACATAGTGGTATATCAAGTTTGAATCCATGTCTTTCCTGCTGTGCAACAATAAACTGTACCTTGTGTTCAATGTCAATGCTTTGTGGTGAGAAGTCCTTCAACTCTCCGCATAGTTTGCGATGAAGTTCACCAGTAAGATTGACATCTTGGATACAGTAATCAATCATCTCTTGTGTCAAAGCAGTAAAGTCTTGGAACTCAATCTTGTGATTCCCTAATCTTTTCCCCCATGCTTCTAGACTGTGTCCTCCTTCGATACTGGGATTCCATAGCCTCGACAGCACGAGCGTATCTGAGGCCTTCTTGAGTGGTATCGTAATGTTCCACAATCTCCGAAGGTGGTAACCGTCGAAGCTGATTAGATTGTGTCCGATCACTGTGTCGTAATCCTCTATAAGAGGCTTTAGTGTATTTGGATGAGTATGACATACCACCTCACTTGTTGTCAGATCCTTCGTGACTACGCAGAAGATAACAGTCTGTTCCATGTCTGTTTCGATGTCCAGCACTAAGCTCTTCATATTTATGTACCAGTCTCTGATAGTCTTCTAGCAGTGTATCATACTTCTTCTTTAACTCAGCATGGTCAGCTAACAGCCTATCCATTACCCACATGGTTTACTCCTTGCTCGTATGACGTTGGATATGCAAGCACCATAGTTGGTGTGAGGGTGTGATGCGTCCCAATCTTTTGCAATCTGAGCACACGCCTCACGCTCGGCAGCAGCAACAAGGGCAGCGAAGCGTTCAAGCTCATGCACCATAAGAAGGTGCGGAGTTTCAATCGCCTGTTTAATGTTGGCCTCCCGCGCCATGCGGATAATTTCTTCTCGGTTCATCCCTCACCCCTGATGATATCTGCTGCATCAGCATAACCTCTTCTCTCTAAAGCTTCAATGCAGCGATCTAGTCTTTCTTCACTGGCTTGAAAGGCTACCATCTCAGCAAACTTTTCAAAGTCAAAGCGTTCACAATCCATGCGATTGTTCCAGCATTGGCTCATCATATCTCTAAGTGTTTGTTTCACTGCCGCTGTCCTTCCAATCAAAGTTCTTTTCCTTTAAGAAAGCTAACTTAATTGCTTCTTTGATAGCCCAACTAATAAGTATCTTAATCTCTTCTTCAGTTAGATCAAAGTGTACAGTAGCTGTGCCATCATCATGCTCTTCAATGTTTGTTACCTCAGCCATTAAGGCCTCCTGTTAGCATCTTGCATAGCCTCTACGTAGTCTGATGTCTTTCTGATCTCATTGATGATCTCTTCGAACGAACAAACTACTTCACCCATTGTAGACCCTGTACGGATCTGCTGTAAAGCAAATCGTTTAGTATCCTCTTTCAAATCTTCATAAGTCTTCATCTTGTGTGACCTCTGATAACCTTCCTGTTGTGTGGCTGTAGTAGACGTTACAGGCTGGACCTGTAATGCCATTGAATCTACTCTTAAGCACCCTAATCCTGGTGGTATTGCGTTCACGTTCATCATCATGCTGTGCATTCCTTTCCATACCGATCACCATATCAGACAACTGTGCAATGCTACCAGATCCCCTAAGCTGACCTAGTGAAGTAGCTGCTCCTTCTTCATGGCCTTTACCATCTGGTCTCTTAAGATGGCTGACAATCAACAGTGCAATGCCTGTCTCTTGCACAATCATCCTAAGCTTGGTCATGATCTCATCTAATGCTTTACGTTCATCGCCAACATCGCCAGAACTGACGACAATACTAATATGATCCAACACAACAAAGCTACATCCGAGTCCTTTAGCCATGAATCTGACTCTTGATAGTATGTTGTCAATTGATGTACTCCCAAAATGATCAAAAAGATAAACCCTATTAGTGCCAAGAGTGTGCTCGAAGGCATCTCTAAACTCCTCATCAGTGTATGCTGTGTCAGGTAGATGCAGTGGCTTGTTCGCATGGATAGACATGATACCTTTAGCAGTGCGAACAGTAGACTCCTCCAAGAACATCAAGCCAATGTTGTCCTCAGTCTTACATAGGATGTGGTATACGATCTCCCTAAGCACCTGTGATTTACCCAGTCCAGATCCTGCTGTAAACGTCACCAGCTCACCTTTACGGATACCATAAGTCAAAGCATTCATACCTTGCCAAGGATAGTCACAAGAGGCTTTAATGGCTGGTGTGTTGATCTCTTCCCAGAGCTTTGATCCTTCGATGATCCCATCAGGTACATAGACTTCAGCAGCAAACCAGTCCTGGATATACTCCTTGATCATCTCATCTTTGAGATAATCGTTAGCATCCTTGTGTGGCTGTCTGTGCTTTACTACCTTAGCCTTAGCACCGAATAGATCCGCTACTTTCGTAGCAGCTTGCTTACCAACCTCATCAGCATCAAAGCTGATAACAATGGTCTCAAAAGAGTCAAGATATTCATAGTTGTCCTTACAGTCCTTAATTGCTGATTGTGCGCCATTACGTATACTGACTACTGGATACCGCATACCGTTCATCTGATACACAGCAACAGCATCGAATTCACCTTCAGTGATGGTAATGCTCTTACCACCTTTAGGGAATAGATGCTGTCCGAACAAAGTAGCCTTAGACCAATCACCTTTGATGGTGCAGTCAGTCTTCATTGCATCATGTCTTACCTTGTATGCAGTTACCTTACCATCAGCATCACAGTAGGGAAAAGCCACACCACCCTCATCAGTGATCATCACACCAAAGGCTTTTAAAGCATCTCTGGAGAGGTTTCTTAGCGGTATAGACTGATACTTACCATCTAACATTGGAATCACCTTAGCAGACTTTGTATGCTTTTGCCTGAAGTTGTCATCATGTTCAGACATTTTAGTATTCGTACCACAAGCAAAACAATGTGACCAAGTCTCTCCTTTATCATTAACAGATACGGATAGTGCATCACTAGATCCACAATCATCACAGCCAACATGCGTGGCTAAGTAGTTCACTGATTAGCTCCTTTAACTTGAGTCGTAGTCCTACTACGATATTTACCACTTGTTCTTCTCCTTCAAGGCTTGTTCAATGGCCTTAGCAAAACCCAACCGATCAAACCACGGTGAATTACCTTCGTCGATTTTCTGGGACAGATGACTCAAGTCCTGAATCTCCTCATCCGTCAGCCCAACCCATTGCTTCAGCGCCAATCGGCGCAGTTCGGAAGCGGCTTCTCCGCATAAACCCGTGTGGCTGAATTGCGCATCAAGTTCTTCCAGCGCATCAGCTAGCCGCAGGGCTTCGGGTCGTGTGTTCATGTGTTCTTCTCCTTTAGCTTGGCTTCGATAGCGCGGGCGAACTCATACAAATCAGCCGATGAGATTTCGTACTGAGGCATTCCGACTTCTTCTTCACAGTCATAAATCTCCTCATCCGTCAGCCCAACCCATTCATGTTCACGTTTTGCCTTTTCATCGACACGTTCTTGCGATTTGTCGTCAGCATCAACAAGTGCTTGGCGCAGTACGGTGATAGCTTGCTTTTTGTTAATAAGCCAAGCAAGACTTGTTGGATCACTCTCCAGCGCCTCAAGCGCCATCTGCATAGCTTTTCTGCTCATGATTTCTCTCCTGTTGCCTTGGCGATGGCGGCGCGTACGTACTCATAAGTCCTTGGCCGACCATCTAAAGCATTTGGATCATCCAGCACCATCAAAAGCGCATCTAACAAATCAGGCGCGGCGGCGATCAGGCGGGCGTTGGCTTCTGATGTTTCCAGACGCTTGTCGTCCATTGACAACGCGGTCACAAGTTCGCGTCCGCTGTTGACGTACAAGGAATAGCCGCTTCTGTCGTAGTTCCACGGACCTGGTGTGTGTTTAATAGCTTCTCTGCTCATGTTGTCCTCAGATTAAAAGGGTTATGCCAACAGATACCAGTGTTATCCCTGGTGTTGTATCCGCCTAGTGAATACGATATCAAGTATTGGTGATCATCCTTCCTAATATCCCTATCAACAGTGTAGTTATCAACTAACTTTGACATAGAGTCTCTGATCTGCTTAGAGGTCTTGTCAGGGAATGCCTCTAGGAGGTCTTCTAAGGTGGCATGGCGGCCATGATTCTCTAGGTAGGCTACGTAGGGGTTAACCTTACGCTTTCGTGGCTGTATACGCTTTCTCATACGTTGAACCCTTTAGCGTTAAGAGCCTTAGTTAACTGACGCATCATGAAGTAAAAACCATACTCTTGACATAAGCGAACAAAACGATTTAACACATCATTGACATTGTGATCTTCCATCATGTCTTCGTACTCACCTTTAGTGATCTCATCGAATGCTTCTTCAGGTAAAAACTCATCATCAGGGTACATTTCGAACAATCCTTTCATTGAGTCCTACTGTACATAGGCTAAATAGTCTAAGTACTAAGTATATATTAAATATTATACATAGTATATACTTAGTACATAGACTAAGTAGCCTACATAGCCTATATAGATTTAGGGTATCAGAGAAAAACAAAGTTGTCAAGTCATTCTTCATCAATGTTACGTTTACTTACAATGTCATCATCTCCTTCATTGATCAATCGTACATTACCAACAGCAGCAATCTCATCTCGGACATAACGAAAACATCCATTGCATAAGTCAATGTACTGGTGTGTTCGAACACTACGCCTAGAGGCTTCATAGTCACTTAAGGCTTCATTACATGATAAGCATCTCATTTTAAGTCATCCCTCATAGAGTCAATCAACGAAACAAGTCTGTAATACTGAACATGCTCTTTCTCTGCTTCTTTGTCCGCAGCATCAGCATGACCTAATGCTAAGGCAATGTTAGCCTTGATTTGAAGCTCGATTAAGTACAACAACTCATCTAACATATCTTTAGTCATAGAATACCCCATTGATTAGCCATAGCATCAGCGATGCCTTGAAATGTAGCACTACGAATCTTCCATCGATCAGGACTAGGCGGAAGCTTCCATATCCTTTGATCCCTTCCATCAACGATATTAGTAGGAACCAGTTTAGGCAAGCCCTTAAGCCATAGACAAGTCCTTTTAGTCTCACCGTGACCAAATTGCCAAGGCTGGATGGTTTGATCCGGTTTCCTAATCCTACTACTAATAATAGATACAGGGTTTTCTATACAGATACGATCAATGTCAGCATTGATAAGTTTACGAACAAAGTCTAAAGCTTCTGCCTGCTCTGTAACCTTATCCTTAAACCACCTAGCACCACTCACAGCAAGATGGGTACATGGAGGATGAGCAATCATCAAATCCCAACCATCATTGATAACATCAAATACATCACCCTGATAGTGTGGTCCTGGTTTATCAGTAGGTAGTAGATCACATGACATAGCGTCATGACCTTTAGCGATAAAAGCATCTCTGACAGTGCCAGAGTATTCACAAGCAACTAAGACTCTCATAATACCCTCTAGAATCGATTAAAACAGGCCTAGAAGCGACGATCTAGGCTAAGGTGGACTCCGCAAAGGACGGAAACGTCTCAGGCCTTATTTGACGGCTTTGAATGGCTCTTATTTTATACATGAAACGACTAGCCATTTCTTGCCTAGCTCTAACAAAGTCTTTAAGGTTTCGCCCAAGTTCATCAATTTCGTCATCAGTCCATAAACTCCTTTGTTTTTGAAGTTTAACGTCATAGTAAGATTCTAAGAAAACAAGTCTATCCATCACTGTAAACAGTTTTCTATTACCTAATGCAGTGTTGCATTCATTGCAGCATGTAATCAACGAACATGGTATATCGTTTTTCCTCCTGTAGTCATGGTCTAAATTGTCCATAGCCGTTAGTGGCGGCACATGATCTAAGACATTAGCAGGGTCGGCGCAGTAAAAACAATAAAAGCCTTCGCTGATAAAGTGTCGTTTATACTTATGCCCGTGTAATTGATTAAGTCTTTTGCGTTCCTTGAGTAGATTTCTTTTGTTCATGACGTGCAGTCTCCATAGCATACATAGTGTTGCTATTTTACCACACTAAACTTACATGATCCTTACATTGTAGTTGACCTACATTAGAGCATCTTCAATGCCTTGTAGGGCCTCTAATTGCTTAGCGTGTTTAGACTGCCTAAGCTTAGACAATACTCTGGGATCAACCCAAGTATAATTAGGGAAAGGCCAGTTAGGATTATCAGCAGCGTATCTGACGCATACAGTACCGTCTGCAGAGTCTCTGCTAACTATCTCACAAGGTTTACCATTAAAGTATAACTGAATCATAGGGTTAGTCCTATAAAGGTCATGAAGGCGAACAATACACCGAAAGCACTGCCACCAAGATACAACACAAAGTCACTAGATTTATTCATGATGAAAGCTTTACAAGTAGACAAAGGACAAAAACGTTTACAGCAATGATTGATATGGCTATCAAGGCATCTTTCATTTAATCCCCTGATAGGTCTACGATAGGGTTAATCCAAAATTCTTCAGGCTCTAAACGATCAACGAAGTCTTCTGCATCGTCCAACGTATCGAACCTATCCAAGTGCTCTAAGCCACCTTCAAGACTTAGATAGTATGTGACTAGATAGCCTACAATCTTAAAGTTTTCCATCAATGCTCCTTGAATGCAATTGGTTTGGTAGTGGACCAGCAAAGTGCACATGTCATGCAAGATTGAGTTTTGCCAGTCTGCTCAGGGCATTGTATACCTTCGCCGTTAACATTAGCAGACATGATACCGCCTTTATCACTAAATCGAATCCATGCTCTGCTATTTTGCAAGCCTGAGCGGATAACGTCCATAATGTCCTGCTCGGACCTATGGGTGTAACCGAATATTCTAAGCGCAGGGTACTCTAGCAGTGCGTCGACCCAATACTGAGCATATGCTGCACTGAAGAAGTCGCCTAGGATGTGCAAGCGTACAACAAAGCCCTCGGGATGCACATTAGATAAGTGCGAAAGCTCATCGGACAATCTAAGCATGAGTAGCTCAGGATCATCTGGCTTGATACGATGAGCAAATGCCATGTTATTACCAAAGCAATTAGCCCATTGCTGGCAAGTGCGGGAGCATGTAGATCTTTCTTCGAGTGTAAGGGAATACACTGGAAAGCCCTTCCATGCGCCTTTGGTAATGGTTTTACTACCATTGCCAAGCTTATCATTGTAGGATACTGGCTTCAATAACCTATGCTCATAATCGGACACCATACGTACAGTTTTCTTATGTATCGTAATGGCTTGAGACAATGCAGCATGGTCGGCACGTAGTCGCATGATAGATAATCCTTTGTGGGGTTGATTGAAGCTTTAGTGTACTTCCAACAATGCCCTATGTTGTAAGGCATTGTAAGCTGGACACTAGCTGACAGTGGCTTTGTGCAACGATGCACGAACATCCAATGCCGATGTAAAAGCTTTTGCTTGTAGTGTACCGACTACTTTAGGATCGGCTAAATCGTCCATAGTCATTTTATGCAGGTCGTGTAGAATTTCCAGGATTCTGAGAGCTTCAACGTGGTCCAGTTCGATTTTCATTTGATTAATCCTTTGTTGGTTGCGATGAAAACCATCTTATAGAGTTTCCGAACATGTTTCAATAGGATTCTGCATCTATCTGGATGAACGGACAATAATCCAGGATGAATGGTAGTGTTGTTCGAATACAACAGTTTCACGTGGAACATCTGCACAGTCTGCACAGTTTACACAGTCTTATGTGTCATTGTAGGTATCATTGTAGGTATCATTGTAGGGTGCTACACCGATACTCTTTTCCCCTGCACAGCCTACACAGCTACCAACATAGTTATCCACAGGTTACTAACAGGTTATCCACAGATAACATCATAGTTATCCACAGGTTATCAACATAGGGGGGGAGGGGGTAGAGTTGTATAGTAAATTGTTGTGGTGCTACCTAGACACAAAAAAGAGCAAAATAGACAATGCTAATGATAATCCATTACTAATAAGAAATCTCTTTAGAATCAATGAGTTAACTATATTGCCTCTGCGGAGCCTCTGACACCATGTTAATGGAGTCCCGCTGAAGCCTAGAAAGTTGGTAGAATCTGCACTGAATATGAAGAAATAACTTGACAAACTCTGAAAAATATGCTACAATAAGTCCTTCTATGTAGGCTATGAACAAAACATCGTATAAAAACAATTCAGTAATAGACATATAACTAATCGTCATACACTACATTGTAGATACATAAAATTTTATACACCCTACAGTCCTGCCTTCCGGCAGAGAAACTATATAGAGGTAGTGATGTCTGAAATTAAAACTGAAGATGTAGTATCTGATCTTTGTTCGCTACCTTCATCGGTCAGCCAGGATGTTGTGGCAGTCAATGAAGAAAAGAAAGTGCCTGCTAAAAAAAGAAAAAGAGGAAGACCAAAGAAGGAAGAGGTACAGAAGTACATCAAAAGAGCTAAAAGAGGACGTCCTCCTGGTGAAGCAGCAAGGATTAAAGAACTAACAGCTTCGCTGTTGCTGACACACTCACAGGCCATTATCCGTAAGATTGTTCACAAAGCATTGAATGATGAGGATAAGGATCAGATGGCAGCACTGAAGCTGTGTGTTGATAGGATGTTGCCAGTATCTTATTTTGAAGAAAAAGGTGTTGGAGGAGGCTCTAGAGCCATTACCATCAACATCACTGGAGTGAATGATAATCCAGTAGAAATGATTGAGCATGAACCTGTTGAGGTAGAAACCACGTTGATTGATTACGAAGAAGAAGACGATGAGTAATTTGAATGTAGCTCTTCTTCCGTGGCAGCAGGACGTTTTTAAAGATCCAGCAAGGTTTAAGATCATCGCTGCTGGTAGACGTACAGGTAAATCTAGGTTAGCAGCTTGGACACTGATCATAGAGGCACTACAGACTGAGAAGGGTCATGTTTGGTATGTAGCACCTACACAGGGACAAGCTAGAGATATTATGTGGTCTACGCTGTTAGAGCTAGGTCATACAGTCATTAAAGGTAGTCATGTTAACAATATGCAGATTACCTTAGTCAATGGTGCAATGATCTCACTAAAGGGTGCTGATAGACCAGAGACAATGCGTGGTGTCAGCTTAAAGTATTTAGTGATGGACGAATACGCTGATATGAAGCCACAAGTGTTCGAACAGATCTTAAGACCTGCTTTAGCGGATCAGAAGGGTAGAGCAATGTTCATTGGTACGCCAATGGGTAGAAACCACTTCTATGAACTGTATAGGCTAGGTGATAGTGGTAAGGATAAGGATTACAAGGCATGGCACTTCACTAGCTTTGATAATCCATTGTTAGATCCAGCAGAGATTGAAGCTGCTAAAGGTTCAATGTCTAGCTTTGCTTTCAGACAAGAGTTTATGGCTTCGTTTGAAGCAGCACAGAGTGATGTGTTTAAACATGACTGGATCATTGTTAGTGGAGATGAGCCTGATGAAGGTAGTTACTTTATGGCTGTGGATCTCTGTGGTTTTACAGATGCTACGCAAACGAATAAGCCTAAGAATACAAGACTGGATGAGACAGCGATAGCAGTTGTTAAAGTGAACACCAGAGGCTGGTGGGTTGCTGACATACTACATGGTAGATGGGATGTCCGAGAGACAGCAGTACGTATTCTTAAGACTGCAAAGGACTACAACGTCACTTGTTTAGGAATAGAGAAAGGTGCACTGAAGAATGCAGTGATGCCTTACATGCATGACATTATGCGTAGAACTGGATTCTTTCCTAGGATTGATGAACTAACACACGGTAATAAGAAGAAAGTAGATAGGATTGTTTGGTCACTACAGGGTAGATTTGAGCATGGAAGGATTGTTCTTAATGAAGGTTCATGGAACAGCGTCTTTATTGACCAGCTAATGCAGTTTCCTGACTCAAAGACTCATGATGATTTGATTGATGCACTTAGCTATATTGACCAGATACAGACTGCTAGTTGGTCACAATCAATCGATGAAGAAGAGTATGAAGTTATGGATGACGTAGCAGGCTACTAATAGGATACTTGAAGATGAAATTTGACTCAGATACCACACCTCAGAATGCTCTTGTAGCGTTTGTGATGGAACGGTGTGACCAGTGGAGAGATCATAGAGATGAAAACTACTTAGATCGTTGGGACGAGTATGAGCGTCTATGGCGTGGTATCTATGAAGAAGGTGATCGAACACGCTCTTCTGAACGGTCTAAGCTGATATCCCCTGCCCTACAACAAGCTATTGATAACAAGACATCAGAGATTATCGAAGCTGTATTCGGTAAAGGTCAGTTCTTTGACATTGTTGATGATCTACAGGATCAGGACAAGACAGACATTGAACTAATGAGAAAACAGCTACAACAAGACTTTGACAAAGATCGTATTCGTAAAGCAATAACTCACATCGTTACCCTTGCAGAGGTATACGGCACTGGTATCGGTGAGTTGATTGTCCGAGAAGTCAAAGACTCTGCACCAGCTACCAGACCTACAGCAGTGCCTGGAATGAATATGGTAGGTGTAAACGCTACGAACAGAATCTCTGTACAGCTAAAGCCTATTAACCCTAGGAACTTCCTAATCGATCCTAATGCTACCAGTGTTGATGAAGCACTAGGATGTGCAGTAGAAGAGTATGTAGGCCGTCACAGCGTGATTAAAGCGATGGAAGATGGTGTCTATCGTAGGGTTTATGTTGGTGTTGCTTCTGAGAATACAGATCTAGAGCCTTCACAGGATGTAACTTACTACCAAGATGACAAGGTTTTGATGCTTCGTTACTATGGATTAGTACCAAAAGCATTGTTAGATAACCCTGATCAGACAATTGGTCCTGATGAAGAGTTATATTCAGAGATGGTTGAAGCTTTAGTGGTGGTTGCTAACGGTGAATCACTATTAAAAGCTGAAGAAAGTCCCTTCATGATGCAAGATAGGCCTGTAGTGGCTTACCAAGCTGACATTGTTCCTGGTCGTTTCTGGGGTCGAGGAACGGCTGAGAAGGGCTACAACATGCAAAAGGCTACGGATGCACAGATTCGTAGTCACGTGGACTCTTTAGGGCTTACAACGGCTCCTATGATGGCTATAGATGCCACCAGATTACCTCGTGGAGCTAAGTTTGAAGTACGTCCTGGTAAGACAATCCTTACCAATGGTGCTCCTAACGAGATTCTACAGCCTTTAAAGTTTGGTAATACTGATCCAGGTAACATTCAGACAGCACAGTTGTTCGAAAAGATGCTATTACAGGCTACAGGAACACTTGATTCAGCCTCTTTACCTGGACAAGTAGCTGGTGGAGACGCTGCTTCTGCTGGTTTAGCAATGGCAGTAGCTGGTCTAATCAAAAAGAACAAGAGAGCACTAACAAACTTCCAAGATGACTTCCTAATTCCCTTTGTTGAGAAGGCTGCATGGCGTTATATGCAGTTTGATTCACGTCGATACCCTGTCCAAGACTTTAAGTTTATACCAACAGGTACGATGGGTATGATGGCTAGGGAGTTTGAACAGGCTCAGATCATTTCCTTGATGTCTACACTTGGTCCGAACAGTCCTGTACTGCCATTACTGCTTCAGAGTGTGGTTGAAGCTTCATCGTTACCAAACAGAGAAACTATCCTACAGCAATTAGCTCAACTATCACAGCCTGATCCAGCAGCACAGCAGGCTCAACAGCAGGCTATGCAGATTCAAATGGCTACAGCACAGGCTGATGTACAGGAAAAGCAAGCAAGAGCACAGAAGGCCCAAGCAGAGGCTCAGAAGGCTATGGTAGAAGCACAGCTTATGCCTGAAAAGCTTAAGGTTGATGTTGTTCAAGCTGCATCAACAAACATTGATGATCCGAACAGGGAGTTTGAACGTCGAGTAAAGATCGCTGAACTGATGTTGAAAGAGAAAGACATTGATTCAAAGGTCAATATCGTAAGAGAACAAACTCGTCAAGATGCAATGAATTAAAAAACACTTGACAAATCTAAAAAAGTGTGGTAAAATTACAACATGGATGTAAAACTACAAAGATACTATGAAGCTAGATTCGATATGGTTTCATCAGCAGGATGGAAAGATCTTATCGATGATGCTGAGAAGATGAGAAAAGCAATAGCAGACATTACCAGCATTGACAGTGAAAAGCTATTGTATCTAAGAAAAGGTCAGTTAGATATCCTAGATTGGCTCCTGACACTCAAAGAAGTATCAGAAAAAGTCTATGAGGATTTACAGAATGAAGGTAATGAATGACTTTGTGTGTTCGAACGGACACCATACAGAACTTTTAGTAGACAACACAGCAACTGAAGTACCTTGTCCGCACTGTACTGAGGTTGCTTACAAAGTACTAGCAGCACCTAAAGTAAAGCTAGAAGGTATTACTGGCTCTTTCCCAGGAGCTTATGACAAATGGGAACGCCAGCATAAGCAAGCACTAAAAGTAGCGCAGTCTAAGTCCTACTACGAGGGATAACTTAGACATTTTAACAATTCCTAACAATTGGGTTTATCCCGACTAGGAGAAGCAGATGGCTGAATTTGTAGATTCTATTGACAATGAAGAAGTTCAACAAGATGAATTTCAGGCTGAAGAAGCCAAACAACAACAGGAGCAAGTAGCAGAGGAATCACCAGCGATCCCTGAGAAGTACAAGGGTAAATCGATGGATGAGATTATCAAGATGCACCAGGAAGCTGAAAAGCTCATTGGTAGACAAGCTCAGGAAGTTGGAGAAGTTCGTAAGTTAGCTGATGAGTTGATCAAAAGGCAAATCACTCCTGCAAAGCAAGCAGCAACAGCAGCCGTCGAAGATGATGTAGATTTTTTTGCCGATCCTGTTAAGGCAGTAAATAAAGCTGTAGCTCAACACCCAGCAGTGCAACAAGCTCAAGTAGCTGCTGCACAGGTAGCTAGGATGAACACAGCAAACAGGTTAGCTCAAACCCACCCTGATTATACTCAAGTGGTAACAGACCCTGAGTTTGCTGGTTGGGTAAACGAGTCACCAGTACGCCGTCAGTTGTTTGCCGCAGCGGACCAACAGTTTGATTTCGACTCAGCACATGAACTGCTTACTAACTTTAAAGCCTTGAAGAAAGTACGTCAAGAAGCTGTAAAGCAAGCAGCAGAGCAGATGCAAGAAGAAAACACTAAACAGTTGAAGGCCGCAACTGTGTCAGCTCCAAGCAGTACAGGTGAAACGAGCAATAAAATATATCGTCGAGCAGAACTTATTCGGCTCCAGCTCACGGACCCTGAGCGTTATATGGCTAATCAAGATGACATCATGAGAGCCTACGCTGAAGGACGTGTTCGATAACTTAATTCAATTCTTAAAGGATTTTTAAAATGGCTACAGCAGCTTATCCTGGAGGTAGTTCCTCCATCGTTAACAAGACCAATGCGGATAAATTTATCCCTAGCCTATAATTTTGGGGATGTAAAACCTTCTCTGAATAACTGGGAAAGAACGTAAGGTGTCTTAACCAGAGGGAACACGACATTACCAACAATGCAGTTCACGCCTAGGAGGGTGTATGAAGCGATTAAGTTGGAAGTATATTGCAGGTTTGATTGATGGCGAAGGCTGTCTAGATGTTCAAGTAACAAACGGTATTTATGTCAGACCAAGAGTAAGAATAGGTATGGCAGTGAATGCAAAGATGATACTTGATATGATGCAAGTTAATCATGGTGGTTATTTATGTCACCGTGAAAGTAAGAATGAAAACTGGCAAGATTCTGTAAGTTGGGAGCTTGTTGGTTACAGTCAAGTATGTCCTTTCTTACGAAATATTGCTAACCATCTATATATCAAACACGAACAAGCCAGGTTTCTCCTTTGGATGGAGAATAACTTAAAAGGCAAGCAGGTCGCTGATGAAGCAAGACAGCTTGTGATAACTGAGCTAAAAGCAATGAAGCGTGACCCGCACAGACTAAGTGAGAAGGCACAGGAGAAAGTTTTAATACTTCTGTGATGCGATAGTCGGAGTATCTTTTTAGATACTGGGAAATTTGGTCAGATGAAATCGTTGCTTCTTACAAAAAAGCTCTTGTGATGGCTAACCTCATCAACAAGATGAGCATGAAAGGTAAGAAAGGCGATACCCTTCACATTCCAGTACCAACCCGTGGCTCTGCATTCGCTAAAGCAGCTAACACTGCTGTTACGATTCAGGCTGATGTTGAGACTGAAGTTCAGGTGCTCTTGAACAAGCACTTCGAATACAGCCGCTTCATCGAAGATATCGTCGAAGTTCAGGCTCTGTCCTCGCTTCGTCGTTTCTATACGGAAGATGCAGGCTATGCACTTGCTCGTCAAGTAGATACCGATCTTATCCAACTTGGTCGTTCCGCTAACAACGGTGCTGGCACTGCTGCTTATGCTAACGCATACATCGGTGGTGATGGTAGCACTGCTTATAATAGCGGTACGCCTAACGCTTCAGCATTGACTGACGCAGGTATTCGTCGTATGATCCAACGTCTGGATGATAACGATGTTCCTATGACAGATCGTTATTTGGTTGTTCCTCCTTCCAGCCGTAACACGTTGATGGGTATCGACCGCTTCACCGAGCAAGCTTTCGTTGGTGAAACCGCTGGTGGTAACACCATCCGTAACGGTCAGATCGGTGATGTGTATGGCGTTAAAGTGTTTGTTACGCCTCAGTGTGACACCGCTACTGGTTCAGCACGTATTGCTCTTATCTTCCACAAAGATGCAGCAGTAATGGCAGAACAGATGGGTGTTCGTTCGCAGACTCAATACAAGCAAGAATACCTTGCTACGTTGTTTACTAGCGATATGCTTTACGGTGTTTCTTTGCTCCGTAAAGGTGACCTTGCTAGCGTACCAACCTCAATGTTCCCCATCGCAGTACCTGCTTAATTAAGCATAGGGGAGGCTAAACAGTCTCCCCTAATTACAAAGAGGTCACAATGGTCAAATTTCGTTGTAAGTTATCTGGTGTAGTACATGAGTTTGAATCAGAGTATGACATTAAACAGATGCGTAGACATCCTGATTATGTTGAAGTAAAAGAAGAAGAACAAAAACCTATAGAGAAGAAGGTCACGAAGAACTCTAAAGAGGGTTAACAATGCCTACCATTAAAATCAAGGGATCATCAACAGCTTCTTCTGTACCGTCATCTCTTGCATTAAGAGAACTAGCAGTTAACGTCACAGACAAGAAGCTTTATGTTGGTGATGGGTTTACTGTCCAGAAAGTTGTTGGTTCTCTTGGTAATCAAGAAGCTAACGCTGTAGCAATCACTGGTGGCTCTGTTGTTGGTATTACTGACTTAGCAGTTGCTGACGGTGGAACAGGCGCATCAACAGCAGCACAAGCAAGAACTAACTTAGGTGTCACGGCTACAGGCTCTGACACCACTTATGCTTTCAGGGCTAACAATCTTTCTGACTTAGCTAATGCAACAACTGCAAGGACGAACCTAGGTTTAGGTACGATTGCAACACAGAATGCTAATGCGGTTAATATCACTGGTGGTGTTGTCAGCGGTATCACTGATCTTGCAGTCGCTGATGGCGGTACTGGAGCAAGTACTGCTGCTGATGCAAGAACTAATCTAGATGTTCCTAGTAGAACTGGTAGCGATGCTTCTGGTACATGGAATATTAGCATCACAGGTAATGCAGCTACCGCAACTAACGGTGTTGTTACGACAGGAAGCTACAGCAATCCTACATGGTTAACAGCACTAGCATGGTCTAAGGTTACTGGTACACCAACAACACTAGGTGGTTATGGCATCACTGATGGTGTATCAACAGCAAGTACGTATAGTAACCCATCCTGGTTAACAGCATTAGCATGGTCAAAGATTACATCAACACCTACGACACTAAGTGGTTACGGTATCACTGATGGTGTATCTACAGGTGGTAGCTATGCAGATCCAACCTGGATTACATCTTTAGCTGGTTCTAAAATCACTGGTAACATCAGTGGTAATGCAGCAAATGTCACTGGCACAGTAGCAGTTGCTAATGGTGGTACTGGTGGTACAACAGCAGCTACAGCAAGAGCTAACCTGTTACCATCTTACGCTACCAACGCTACAAAGGTATTGGCTGTCAATGCAGGAGAAACCGATGTTGCTTGGGTTACTGCTGGTGGTGGTGGTATTGGTGATGTTGCTGGTCCTGCATCTTCTACTGACAATGCTGTAGCAAGGTTTGATGGTACAACAGGTAAGCTTATCCAGAATAGTGCATTCACTGTTAATGATAGCGGTGAAGTCATGGCCGGTACGTGGACAGCTACAACGATTAGTCCTTTATATGGTGGTACTGGACAGACTAGCTACACTAATGGCCAACTACTTATTGGTAACGCTTCTGGTGGTTTAACGAAGGCTACGCTAACCGCTGGTTCGAATGTAACCATAACTAATGGTGATGGTGCTATTACCATCGCTGCTACAGGTGGTGGTGGCGGATCATCAACGATCCTAGAGAATGATGTTGTCATATCATCTAGCTACACACTAACAGCAAACAAGAATGGACTATCTATTGGTCCTGTAACAATTAACACTGGCGTGGCTGTAACTGTACCTACTGATCAGCGGTGGGTTGTTTTAGCTTATTGAGGATAAAAAATGTCTGCTATTAAAGTTCAAGGAAATGCTAGCGGTACTGGTACACACACGATTCAGTCCGCTAATACTAACTCTAACCGTACTGCTACGTTGCCTGATGCGGATGGTACGCTCATCGTGGCAGATGCTGCTAATACCTTTACAGGTACGCAGACTTTTGCTGGATCAAGTAGTGCCTTAGCAATGATCTTAAATGACGTTGCTGAGACAACAACAATATCAGCAACAGCAGCCACAGGTACGATTAACTATGATGTAACAACACAATCAGTGTTGTACTACACCAGCAATGCCTCTGCTAACTGGACTGTAAACTTCAGAGCATCTGCTGGTACATCATTGAATACTGCGATGTCTACAGGACAAACACTTACTGTTGTCTTCTTAGTTACTCAAGGATCTACAGCTTATTACAACAGTGCTGTGCAGGTTGATGGTTCATCAGTAACACCTAAATGGCAGCAAGGTACAGCTCCATCTGCAGGTAACGCATCCAGTATTGATGCTTATGTATACAGTATTGTAAAGACAGGTAACGCAGCCTTTACTATCTTTGCATCACAAACTAAGTTCGCTTAATACCATGCCTATCTTAACTACATTAGGTGCTGCTTGTGCTAGAGCCTGGGGTTTTACCTCAGGTTTAGTCAAAGACCAGTACTTTAACTTAACAACCTTGCTCCTCCCAGGCAACGGCACTGACGGAAAACAAAACCGTACTTTCAAAGACAGTTCAGTCAATGACTTCTTAATCACGCCTAACGGCAACACAACGCAGGGTACGTTCTCGCCGTTCAGCCAGACTGGGTGGGGGAATTATTTCAATGGTAGTTCTTATTTGACATCATCACATCCAGCGCTTAATGCAACTTTCACAATTGAAGCATGGATTTATAGAACTTCTGGCAGTGCTCTCCAAAGTATTATTTTTCTCAATGCTGGAGGCAATAGCGGTGTTATCGTTTACATTGATGCTTCAAATTATCTAACTGTTACGGACGGAAGCACCGGCCAATCAGCATTTAGTAATTTGACCGTTCCGATTAACTCATGGACACATATCGCAGTGGTGCGTAGTGGTGGAACAACAACCGGTTATGTAAACGGTACGGTTGCTGGTTCACATACATTTACACCTAGCACTGTTAATGCTGCAACCATAGCCAGATATTCAGCCGCAAGTCCTCTTTATTTTCCAGGCTACGTTTCAAATGTTCGTGTAGTCAACGGAACTGCCGTGTATACAGGAGCCTTTACACCATCAACAGTACCATTAACGGCAATCACCAACACATCGCTTCTCACTTGCCAATCTAACCGCTTTATAGATAACAGCTCTAGCCCATTAACCATTACAGCCAACGGCTCACCCTCCGTCACCCCCTTCTCCCCCTTCGCCCCTACACAGTCCTACTCAGCAGCAGCAGTGGGTGGTAGCGGGTATTTCGATGGGAATAGTGACTACCTGAGCGTTGCTAACCAAACTGCACTGCAACTCAGCGGTAGTCAATTTACGATTGAGGGTTGGTTTTACTTTACAACGTCTGGAGTTGATAACTACATTGTTGTTCAGTCATCAGCACTAGCAGATGCAAACGTCAACTGGTTGGTAAGAGTTACGTCAGGAAATAAACTTCGTGTATTGCTAATGACTTCAGGAGCAACGGCTGTTAGTTTTGATGGTTCAACAACTGTTACAGCAAACTCATGGCATCACTTTGCAGCAACTTGTGACGGAACTGGAGCGGGGTCAAATGTGCGTTCATGGCTTGATGGTGTTTACCAAGGCGGCACAACAGTAAACACGGCAAACATAAACACAAACTCAGCGGCGACTCAAATTGGTGGATGGAGTTTTGCTTCGTCTTATTCAACTGGGTATGTTAGTAATTTGCGAATCTTAAAAGGTACTGCGCTTTACACAGGAACGTCTGACATTGCCGTCCCCACCGCACCACTCACCGACATCACCAACACCTCCCTCCTCCTCAACTTCACCAACGCTGGCGTTGTCGATGCCACTGCCAAGAATGTGCTGGAGACTGTTGGGAATGCTCAGATCAGCACAACACAGAGCAAGTGGGGTGGTGGGAGTATTAGTTTTGATGGGACGGGTGATTACTTAAAAGCCCCGGATGATGTTAACTGGGATCTAGGCTCTTCTAACTTTACTATAGAGGCTTGGGTTTATCCAACGGCATCGCCGCTACAACCTATTTTAATTGGCCAGTGGACATCTTCGTACGCTTGGTTACTAACTTTATCTAATGATTCAAACAGATATTTAAGAGGGATTCTGTATAACGGTTCTTTCAATGATTATGTTAGTACGTCACCTTTACAACTTAATAATTGGAATCATTGTGCGATGGTTCGTGAAAGCAACACAGTAAGTTTGTATCTAAATGGATCTCGTGTTTACACAACAACATTTACAGGTTCAGTATCAACTTCAACGTCAGCCGTTACAGTTGGAGCAAACGCAAGTGGTGCAGATCCTTTCACTGGTTATATGGATGACGTAAGAATTACTAAAGGTCTTGCTCGGTACACAGGCAGCACCTATACCACGCCAACAGCACCCTTCCCAGTCCAGTGAGGCCAACCATGCTCTACAGTAAAAACGGAAGTATTCCCAAGCATCACACAGACGGTACAGAGGGCTGGATTGAAGTGCCTGATGCGCCGGACTGCCCTGAAGGTATGGAAGTTATCTGGTGGTCGCATGAGTGGGTTGTACGTCCACCAAAGCCAGCAGACAGGGCAGGTTACCAGTGGAACTGGAACCACTCTGACAAGACATGGGTTGAGGGTAAGTATGCAACAACGGTGGATGAGGTTGTAACTGTTGAAGCAATCTTTGCTGACTCTGTTGGTGCAGACTCTGTAGCTGATTCAGTGAGCTAATCATGGCTTTACAGGCAGATGAGCATGTAAAGCAAGTTGGTGATGCCCTATCAATCATTACAGTTGTAGGTACTCTAGCTGAATTACTGCCTGCAATGGCTGCTGTCCTCACCATTGTATGGACGGCAATCAGGATATGGGAAACAGATACTGTTCAATCTATCTTTAATAGAGACAAACATGGAAGCGGTGGAACTTCTGAATAAACTATGGCCTATCTTTTTAGGATTCTTAGGGTTAGTAGGTTTTCTAGTTCGCAATGATGTCAGAGTAAAAGATTTAGAAGCTAAAGTAGAAACACTGTTTGAGCTTCACAATAGAGGTAAATAAGATGCAACAAAAGCCAAAGAAGATTGAGAAGGTTATGCGTGAGTACAAAGAAGGTACTCTGCATAGCGGTAAAGGTGGTCCTGTAGTTAAGTCACGTAAACAAGCAGTTGCCATTGCCTTATCAGAGGCTAAGAAGAAAGGAAAGAAGAAATGATGAAACCCTGTCCAGGATGTCCTACCCCAGCTAAGTGCAAGAAAGCTGGTAAGTGTATGATGAAAGCCAAAGAAGCAAAGAGAACAAAGTGAAACCAGGATTGTACGCTAACATCAACGCCAAGCGTAAGCGTATTGCTGAAGGCTCTGGTGAGAAGATGAAGAAGCCTGGAAGTAAAGGTGCTCCAACCGCTAAAGATTTCAAGGAGGCAGCTAAAACTGCTAAGAAGAAATGAAAGACTCTAGATTGGCAAGGGCAGGAGTGTCTGGGTACAACAAACCGAAGCGTACGCCGGACCATCCTACGAAATCTCATATTGTTGTTGCAAAGGACGGTGATCAAGTAAAGACGATTCGCTTCGGACAACAAGGTGTTAAAGGTTCTCCTGAAGGTTCAGCAAGGAACAAAGCCTTTAAAGCTCGCCATGCAAAGAACATAGCTAAAGGTAAGATGTCAGCGGCCTTCTGGGCTGATCAGGAGAAGTGGTGAAATGGCTACTACTTATTTGGATCTAGTTAATGCAGTACTACTTAGAGTACGTGAACCTACAGTACAGACTGTAAGTCAATCATCGTACTCTTTGTTGATTGGTGAGATGGTCAATGAAGCCAAGAGAGAAGTTGAAGATGCTTGGAACTGGGCTATCTTTCGTACAACAAAGACTATAAGCACTGCTAGTACTGTATCTCAATATGAGATTCCTAGCACTAACCCACGTACTAGGGTGTTATCTATTTATCTTCCAAGTGCTCATCTCTACTTAGAGAAAGTATCTGAAGATCATATGAACACACTACTGAATGTTAATCCTACACAGGCTGGTAGACCTTACTACTACAGCTTTGCACCATCTACAGCAGCTACAGGTGTACTTAACATCAGTGTATTCCCTATACCAGATCAGGTATACAGCATCAAAGCAGAGTGTGTTGTACCTCAAGAAGATTTAGTAAATGACCTAGACTATGCTTGGTTACCAAAGGATGTGATCGTACAAGGTGCTTATCTTCGTGCTATCAATGAACGTGGTGAAGATGGTGGTCGTTTGTCCGATCAACAATCAGAGTTATATCGTAAGACTGTAGCTAACTATATCTCTATTGAAGCTGAACGCTTCAAAGATGAGTTAACCTGGGAAGCAGTATAATGGCTGATCAACTCAAAGCCATCAGTATTGTAGCTCCTGGCTTTGCAGGACTTAACACCCAAGACTCTTCTGTCTCATTGACAAAAGACTATGCTTTGATTGCACAGAATGCAGTGATTGATCAGTTTGGTCGTATCGCTGCTAGGCGTGGTTGGGACAATGTTAATACCTCTGCTGGGTATAACAGCACAGAACCTTATGTTATCAAACAAGTGATTAAGGATGATGGTACAACTGAGATCCTTACCATTGGTGATAACAAGATCTATTCAGGTACTACGTCACTTACATTGAAGTACACTGGTTCTACGTGGACAGCACAGGATTGGAAAGTCATTGACTTCAATGATATGACCTTCTTCTTTCAGCGTAACCACAATCCTATAGTGTATGATCATGTAACTAATACATATAGTTTGATGTCAGCACATCCTGGTTATTCAGGTACAGTACCATTAGGTAACGAAGTATTAGGTGCTTTTGGTCGTTTATGGGTTGCTGACACCACCACTGATAAGGTTACCATCACATGGTCTGATGCTCTACAAGGGTTTAAATGGTCTGGAGGCTCTTCAGGCTCTATTAACTTAGAGAGTCAGTTCACTAATGGTACTGATAGTATCGTAGCCTTAGCAGCCTTTAATGGCTTTCTCATAGCATTCTGTAAGAAGTCTATCATCATCTTCTCTGGTGCTGCATCAGATCCTACGAGTAACCTCGCTATCGTAGAAGTTATTGATGGTGTTGGTTGCATCAGTAGGGATTCAGTACAGGATGTAGGATCAGATATCTTCTTCTTAGCTGATACAGGTGTACGTAGTCTTGGTCGTATCATACAAGAGAAGTCAGCACCTTTGTTTGATGTATCAAAGAACGTTAGAGATGATCTTATTTCTGATGTGATTGCTAACAGTAATGATGCAGAGATCAAGTCAGTCTATTATGAGAAGGATGGTTTCTATCTACTAACACTACCTACTCGTGGTATTACATACTGTTTTGACCTAAAGAGTAGACTTCCTGATGGTTCTTGTAAAACAACTACATGGACTTTATCACCAAAGAACTTCTGTGCTACGAACAACCGCTTACTTTATCTTACTCGTCCTGGCTACATTGGTTTGTATACAGGAAACAATGACAACGGATCTTCATTCCGTTTTGCATACTACACCAGCCACATCGATGCTGGGTCAGCATACGTATTGAAGATCTTAAAGAAGATTGTGTTGTTGATCATTGGTGGTCAAGCAACTAACGTGTTCCTTAACTGGGGTGTTGATTATGGTAATTCATACCAATCAGCATTGATCCCACTACCTGCACAGACTCGTGCTGAATACAATGTGTCAGAGTACAACATCGCTGAATACAACGCAGGTATCTTAATCAATACTGTACGTCAGCAAGTTAGTTCTACTGGTAGAGTATTCCAGATAGGTATTGAAGCTGATATCAGCACTGACATCTTTTCTGTACAACAATTGGATGTGTTCGTTAAATCTGGTAGGGTAATCTAATGAGTAACTATACGAAGACTGTTAACTTTGCTGCTAAGGATTCCCTACCTAGTGGGAATGCTGCAAAGATTATTAAAGGCACTGAGATCGATACTGAATACAATAATATTGCTTCTGCTGTTCAAACAAAAGCAGATATCGCATCTCCTACTTTCACTGGTACAGTAACAGTACCTACGTTGAATGTTACCACATCATTCACTGGTAGCTTTGACGTAGATGGGGGTACATACTAATGAGTACGACAAGGATTGGGGATTTTAGGCAGACTGAAGGTGATGATGGTTTGTTCGCCTTAGCTGCTAATGGATCTGCTACTGTAAGCACTACTTCTGCTAGATCAGCTTATGATCTTATAGTTGATGATCTAAACAATCTGTACACCACACTACTGAAGCGATCAGCAGACAAGCCTGGGCTTGATTGGTGGGCTAGTCAGGTCAGTGCTGGTAACGCTTCCATAGCTGATGTAGCTAATGAATTCAGAAACAGTGCAGAGTACAAAGTTGTTACTGCATACAATGATGTACTTGGACGGTATCCTGAAGAGGCTGGTCTTAACTGGTGGGTTGATCAAGCATCTAAGCAGAATCTAACTGTAGATCAACTTAAGAAAGAACTAAGTAAGACTCCTGAACTAATCTCTAAACAGTTAGCACCACTACAATCTAAGTGGGATGCTGAAGTAGCGAACCAAGAGCAACCAGGAATCCAGACAGATATCAAGACTGGGGAGATTACCTTTGGTGGTGATAGCTGGGATGCGTACAGAGTTCCTAATGGTGGTCTGATTATTCAGAAGATGAATGCTGATCAGTCTAACTTAGGAAAGAATCAGTACAGGGCAGATATCTTAAATCCTGATACAGGCGAAGTAACTACTCAGGTTGTTAACCGCAGTCAAATGCCTACGATTGGTAGGAATATCACACTAGGTTTGATGGCTCTAGCAGCCCTTAATCCTGGTTTGTTCGATATCGCTGGTACAGCGGCAGGATCTACCAGTACCGGAGCTACTACAGCAGGTACGACAGCAGCAACAGGAGGAACAACTACTGGTGGTTTACTCAGTGGGGCTTCTGACCTTGCTGTTGCTGGTGTTGAAGGAGCAGCATCACAGGCTGCAACAAGTGCTTATACGCAGACACTAGCTGCTACTGGTAATACAGCCTTAGCAAACATTGCTGCTGATGTAGCCTCTGGTAATGTTGCTGGTGGTCTATCTGTTTCTGATGCGGTAAATGCTGGAGTTACAGCAGCATCTAATGCAGTTGCTACAGGCGCAGTAACTGGTACAGGTGCTGTTACTGGTGGAGGTGGTGCTGTAACAGGTGGTATTTCAGCAGGCACTGGGGCTACAGCAGGCGGTTTACTAACTGGTGCTGGTACTGCTGCGACAGGAGCAACTACCGCAGGTACTACCACAGCAGGAACTACTACTGGAGCAACCACGGCTGGTGCTGCTGGCGCAGGTGGAGCCGCAGCCGGAACAGCAGGTGCTACAGCAGCGGGTACGGCAGCAGGGTCTACGGCTGTAGACACAACTAAACTATTAACTGGGTTTGGTGATTCTCTTGTTAAAGGGTTCAAAGACGTAGCTAGTACTTTGTTAGGTGGTTTAGCAGGTGGTAATCAGTCCAACGCTGTTGCTGGTCTTATCAGTGCTGGTATCGGTTATCAACAAGCTAAAGAAGCTGCTGATGCGTTACTCCAACAAGGGCAGATCAGTCAACAACAATACAATGCACTTGCATCTAACATTCAAGGACAGTATAATAATCTAGCAACACAGACAGGTCAACAGTTAGGTGAGTTTACACCTTATGGTATCACTACCAACTTGTTTGGTCCTTCTGGTCAGAACATTCAGAATGCTGCAATGCAGGCTGCACAGCAGTCTTTCAACCAAGCAGGTCTAACTAATGTTGATCAGTTATCTCAGGATTACTACAACAAGTTAGCTGCATTGTCCGCACCAGAGCAACAACGTCAGCGATTAGCCACTGAAGAACGCTTACGTTCGCAAGGTAGATTGGGTGTAAGTGGTTCTGCTTATGGTGGTACGTCACCAGAGTTATTAGCTCAGGAACAAGCTATAGCACAGCAGCAACTACAACGTGAGCTACAGTCTAGACAGGCTGCATTAGGCGAACGTGGTACGTTACTGTCTCAAGGCACTGCTGCACTACAACCTGCTGTACAGCTTGGAACCACAGCACAGCAAGCAGCACAACAACAGTTTTCTTCTAACCTTGCTAGACAGAATCTGTTAACTAACTTGCAGACACAAGGTATTCAATCTGCTGGTGTACTACAGCGTCAAGGGTTACAAGATGCTTTGTCAAGACAGTTGGCAGCAACCTATGCTAGGGCTAATGCTAATCAGCAACTAACACAAGGCTTGTTAGGTGGTGCTGGTGGTTCTAATGCCTTAGGTGGTGTTGTTGGTAGTGCTCTAGGTAATCTATTCAATCCTAATGCAGCGGGTAACGTAAACTCTTTAGGTTTTGGTACTGGCTTGGGATACGGTAATCAAGACATTGGTCTGTTTATCTAAGGAAATATAATGGCACAGCAACAGATGAGTTTGTTTGGTCCTAGCCTAGCACAAGCACAGGCTGCTATGGCTCAAGAAGATGAGGCAATCACAGCTAAGTTAGCACAGCTTACACCTGAACAAGGATTAGTCCGTATAGCCACGCAAGGCGGTAGACAAGCTGGTAGAGCTTTAGGTGGTTTGTTCGGTATCGAAGATCCTAGGCTGAAGGAAGCAGCACAGCAAGAAGCTATCTTCAAAGAACTGAAGGATAGTGGTGTTGACTTCACTAAACCAGAGCAACTGTACCCTGCATTGATTAATGCTTATCAGTCCAGAGGTATGATTGACAAAGCTATCGTAGCAGCAGCTAAGTATGAAGATGTTAAAGCTACATCGCTTAAGACTCAAGCAGAGCTTGGATTGAAAGGAGCACAGACTAAAAAGGCACTTGCCGATGCCGCTAAAGCACTTAAAGACAATGCTACGCCAATTGCTAAATTACAAGAACTTCGCCAGCAATTAAAAGATTCTAGAGCTGAAGCAGAAACTCCAGAGCAATTAGCAGAAATCGATCAACGAATCAAAGAAGTTAGTAACGCTATTAACAAAGAAAGCACATTTGCTCCTCCAGCACCAATTAAAGCTGGAAAAGCAGGTGTGTCTGAAACGGGTCAAATTGTTTACTTTGATCCAGCAAAAGAAGAGCAATTTACTCTTGATGCTAAAGGCAATCGAGTACCTTTTACAGGTAAAATTAGAGAAGGTTCCTCGACTAATATTACATTAAACACAGGACAAACTGCTGCTTTAGTTGAACAAGGACAGAAAGCAACTAAATCAATAACTGATAGAGTAGAGTCTATTGATCGTTCTCTAACACTGATTCAGCAAAACACACCTTTCTCTGAAGCTGCCTTACGTCAAGAAATTTCTTCAATCTTTGGGGATGCTAATAAAGCAGCTATTGAAATTAAAGCTTTAGCTAATACTGGTTCTCTTGATGAACGTATTGCTAATAGGGTTGTTAACTTTGTTTCTGGTAAAGACACTAAAGTTACCAACGAAGATCGTAAAGCTGTTTTACTTGCATTGCGTAAAAGAGAGCAGGAACAGTATGAGCGTAGGTTAACACCATATAGACAAGCTATTAAGGAAGGTTCTGGTGGAAACCCTACCGCTATCTTCCCATCATTTGAAGAAGCTTTTGGGGTATCTCCTGGAACTGCTACAGGAAAAAGAAAAACAAAGTCAGGCACTGAATACACTGTTGAATAACCTAAGGAATAAGAATGCCTACTTATACCATTAACGGTAGAACTGTAAGAACTACTAAACCTCTTACAGACGATGAGATTGATGAGATTGCAGCTACACTACCTACACAGGCTGGTGTAACACCTAAAGAGTTATCTAAGGTATTCCAACGTAACCGTCCACAGGATACTGGTGCTACTCCTGGTCAATATTTAGCTGATGTCGCTAAAGGTGCTGTTGCTAGGTTTGGACCTCAGATTATGCGTGGTATTGCTGGTATGGAAGCTCCTCTACAGACTCCAACAGCAGAGCCAGGACTAACACAACAGATTGAGCAGCAGTTCATTAGACCTGTAGAGCAAAGAGCACAGCAGGCTGTAGGTTATCAACAAATACCTGCTCCTGATAAAGCATCACGTCTTGTTGGTGCTGGTATTGAGTCTACACTGGATCCATTAAGTATGGCAGGTGGGACTGGAATTGTTGGTCGTGTTTTAGGTGGTTTTATACCAGGGATGACAGCAGAGTTTGGTGGTCAAGTAGGACAAAACATCGCTGGTGATGCTGGTCAGTTTGTCGGTGCTTTAGCTGGTGGTATTACTGGTGGATTAGCACAGTCTCAGATCGGTGGAAGAGTTGTTAAGGCTGGTTATGAAAAAGGTATGCCAATTGCTAAACGGACTTGGCAAAGAGTGACAGGAACAAGGCCAGAGGAAGAAATACAACGTGAAGCCAGCGGTGCTGTAGAAAACATCCTACGTGCTGCTGCTGACGCTGATCCTAACATTGCTGCTAACATTCAAAGAGCTGATGAGATAACTCGTACTACTGGTGTACAACTACCAGCAACGGCTATCCTAAACAGTAACCCAGTGTTGGTTGACCAAGTTAGAAGTTTAGCTGCCAGAGATCCTGTATTCCGTAGTCAGTACGGTCAACAGTTTGAACAAGCTCAACAGGCTTTAGAGGGAAGAGCTACACGGTTGTTCGGACAACCAGCAACAGCTAATACAATCATCGAACAAACTGTTAGGGATATACCTTTAGATAAAGTACAGCAGCGTAGGCTAGATGCACTGAATAAACAGATTGCTAAAGAGTCTAGTTTTAACGTAGAAGATCAACAACAGTTAGGATCTCGTTTAGCTACTTTAGTTGCTACAAAAGAAGATGAAGCTAAAAAGGCTGTAGCTCCTTTGTATAAACGTGCCTTTGATTACGCAGAACAGAACAACGTAGGTCTTCCCGCTGCTGGTGTAGAAGACATATTTCAGTTCGCTACTGATCAGCGATCTGCTGATGTGTTCAAGACATTTCCTTCTATCTGGAATAAGATCAACACACAGTTTAAACCTACACTATCAGAGCCAAGTGCGTTGTTAAACGAACGTGGTCGTCCTTTAGTGCCTGGTGGTGAACAGGTGTTTAAAGCAGCTAGTATTGAAGATCTTGATTCATTGAAACGTGAAATCAATAGACAATTACGAACAACAAGAGATGAGGCCTCTGTAAGGCTTTTAAATGAACTTAAGTCTAAAGTAAACAATGTAATCAATACACTTCCAGAAGGATTTGTTACTCAGTACAAAGCTGCTGATGCTGCTTATCTTGATCAAGTAGGTCTACCATTCAATACCGAGGCTATTAAGCAAGTAGATAGAGCCAAGTTTGATGAATCTGTTTTACCTGTCCTAACTAAGAATAAATCAGCCTTATCTCAGTTCTTAGATGTAACTGGTAATGAAGGATCAGATTTGGCCATGAAAGCTTTCTTGTTAGACTTTGACAAGACAGCAGTTAAGAACGGTGTCATTGATGTTAACGCTGCTAGGAAGTGGTTAAAAGCAAACAATGCTGAATTGTCTTTGTTAGGTGATAAAGCAGATACTGTTAGAAACGCTGTTGATAACGTAACTGCTCTTAACGCAGAGAAGGTAAAGATTAATAATTCCTTCACAGAAGCTAAGAAGAATAAACTACTCCAACTAGAAGGTAAAACAGCACAAGAGATCGTAAGCGGTCTATACAGCAAACCAGCTAACGTAAATCAGTTCTTACGTACCTATGGTAGTAACGTAGATACTCTCAACGCTGTACGGTCCTTTATGTTAGATGATGTATTGTCAGCTTCTGATCCTATTACAGCATTAACTGATAGGACTAGAAAGGCTACCTATGATAAAGTCTTTGGGCCTACGTACATCAAGAATGTAGAGAGCTTAGCAGAGGCTTCTAGAAGATTAGCGGACAATCCTGCTAACGTTAAGTTTAATGTTGAAGAAGTTCCTAAGACAGGGTTTGAAAGGTTTACAGGAACAAGTCCTGAATCTGCTCTTTCGCAGGTACGAAACCCAGTAGCATCTACAGCCTATGCTGTATCGTCTCTGTTGTCTAAGTTCTGGGCTAAACAGACAGCAGAAGCTACTGATGCTCAGCTTAAGGCTTTATTACTTAATCCTCAAGAAGTTAAGAAGCTATCACAGGCTTTTGCACCAAGAGCTGATGGATCTTTAGATTTAACTAAGGTTAACTCAGCACTGAAGTCAGCACAGAAGTTCGGTGTTAACTTACTAGAGATGGTAATCAACGATGCTGCAATGGGTGCTGTAAGAGCTACACCAGCTATCCAGGCTAACATGCCAGAGGAGATGCAGTAATGTTTGAACTCATTGGTGCTCTTATCGGTGGTGTCTTTCGTCTTGCTCCAGAGGTCTTAAAGATCTTAGATAGGAAGTTTGAAAGAGAACATGAACTGAAGAAGTTAGATGTTGAAGTCTCTATCGCTAAGATGCAAGCAGAGTTTGCTCTACAGCAGGGACATCAACGTCTACAAGAGCATGAGTTAGATGCTATCGGTGAAGCATTCAAACAACAAGCAGAGTCTGATAGCAAAGCCTGGAAGTGGGTAGCATCACTATCTGCTTTGGTTAGACCAGCAGTGACGTACTGGTTTGTATTCTTTTATACTGCTGTAAAGGTAGCAGGCTTGTATTTAGCTTTCTTACAAGATGGTGTTTGGACTAATGTACTCATCACAGGTTGGACGGATTTTGATGAGGGTATGTTGGCTATGATACTATCGTTCTATTTTGTAGGTCGCGTATGGGAATCAAAGAAGTAATCGCCATTGCTGAACCACTAATCAAGAGATTCGAAGGCTGGAGAAGTAAACCCTATCTGTGTAGTGCTAACGTCCCCACCATAGGCTGGGGATCAACCATGTATGAGAATGGTGATAGGG